TCTTTGGAAAAATATATTAACCCTTTTAAGCCGAATTGGCAGGTAAGGTATTACAAGACGCTATTTAATATTGACATTGACGATACTAGAAGAAAACAGATTTGCACGAATTATTTGGAAGGGTTGGAATGGACAATGAAATATTACACGACCGGTTGTCCTGATTGGAGATGGTGTTATCACCATAATTATCCACCACTTTTTTGCGATCTCATTCAATATGTCCCCTATTTTGACACCGAATTTGTCACAAATGTCGCACCCAAACCAGTAACAGAGTTGGTACAATTATGCTATGTATTACCACACCAGAGTTTGCAATTCTTACCAGATAAATTATACCAACGCTTGATTTCTGCTCATAGTGATTGGTATAAATCAGATTGTACCTTTGTATGGGCTTATTGTAAATATTTTTGGGAGTCTCATGTAAATCTTCCGCATATCAATATTAACGAATTGGAGAAATTTGTAGAGGAAAATAAATGAATAAATTTAATATAAAGATAATTATTATATATTATTTATATATGGTTTTATTTGGTGTTGAAAATAAAAAACATACTTTTTCAAAAAAACTATCTGATAATGCAGACCCTTATTTGGTTATAATTACAAATGAAATTACAAATGAAATAATTCAATCAATAGATAGACTAAATAAAAATATTATTTTTCAAATTCCTTATAATGACTTTAAAAACCGTGACATAACCTTTGATTTTAAAGTAGATATATGGGTATGGAACACATTTATTAAAAACATAGAATATTTAGAGTTCAGAGGCAGGTTGGTTAAAAACCAATTGAACGTGCAGCATTTTGAGTATATGTCAGGTATTAGAGGTTTATATATTGGAAGTACAGATTATCCATTATTTGATAATGAGGATGTATCCAAGTTACCTATTATAGAGTATGTTTCGCTTAATGGGTATGGGTTGGTAGTTGGTAGTGAAAATATGGAAAAATGGCTTGAAAAATTAAATCAGAATGGATATACATATGAGCGGTGTATTTAGGTTTTTTATACGTAATAGAAAAAACAAACTTAAAGATAGCGCAATATAAAGATATAATTATTATGGCATCTGTTGGCGAGTTATTCAAATTTCTAGGTTCAAATAATGTTTTTCTTGATCTTTGCAAAGATACTGAAAAAACAAATCAACAACTTATTGAGGTGGTGTTTCAAAATGAGGAGCTTATTGCACAATTAAGAAATATTATCCAAGATGATAGTCTAATCAAAAGTAAAATGGATATTTTAATCGGTCAAAAGAGAAAAAGTCAAAATAAGAAACAAGACCAAGATAAGAAGCACGATGATACCCTCCAACTAGAAGAACAAGAAAATAAAAAAGAATTCAAGTATGTACCAATCAATCCATCTAAGGTCATTTATCTAGATGATTTTGCATACATTGAGCAGGTAGGTCATAGAATGAGATTGGTAACACGCGACTACGAGATGTATTATTAAACAATAATAAAGAATAAACAAGTAATAAAATATGGATAATAGTTTTACTCATATTTTATGTGTTAAGGTATGGTCTCCTCATATTAAAATGACTACAAATTACGGAAATATTTTGTCAATAATAAAAAATTATATAATAAATGCAAATATACATTTTATATCAAAATTAGACGGCAATGATAGTATTTCAAATTGGAAAATGAATCAATTTGAAGAACCATACAATCAAATGTTTTCGGGCGACTTGGTTGCAAGTGTATCATCGGACCTTGACAATAAAGTTTATGATTATACGAAGGAAATTTTGCAAGAAATAGAAGACCAAATGAAAGCTCAAAATAAACTATGTGATGGAGAGAAAATTGTATTTACCATTGTTCGGAATATTGCCGGTTGTCTTTAAGTATGTTTAATAATATATATTTCTAAGCTACTTAAAGAGAATGTTCCAAAAAACAGTGTTTTTTTTGGGGGAAAGTTTTTTTGAGTTTTGAAAAATGGACATTTATAAATGTCCAAAAATGGGAATTTCAAAATTCAACATGTGAAAAAACTGTTTTGTGACGATAATTGAATTTTTTGGTGTGGACACAGAAAAAATAAATTTCACTTTGTTACGATAATTTTTAAAATATTTCGGAGAAAAGTATTTAAACTTATTTTCTCTGGTTATTGTATGGAAACTTTAGGAAACCAAATTATGCCCAAATTATGCCCAAATTATGTTTGTGAAATTTGTGACTATAGAACATGCAAAAAAAGTAGTTATGATAATCATATATTGTCATCAAAACATAAAAAAACCATGAATTTAAACCTTTTGGAAACAAATGTAAACGAAATTATGCCCAAATTATGCTCTTCAAAATATAAGTGTCAAAATTGTGACAAGAAATTTAAAAACCGTTCTGGATTATGGAAACATAAACAAAAATGTAATTTACATGAAGATATTACACCATCTTCTAATGATAGCAAAGACGAATTAATTGAATACCTTATTAAAGAGAACAAGGAGATTAAAGATTTGATTTTAGAGTTAGCTAAGAAAGATACATATAGTCACTGTATTACAAATAACAATAATAATTCACATAATAAGACATTTAATTTACAATTCTTTTTAAATGAAACATGTAAAGATGCAATGAATATTATGGATTTTGTGAATTCTATACAGTTGCAGCTAAGTGATTTAGAAAGTGTAGGGAAGCTTGGATTCGTAGAAGGTATTTCAAATATCATCACTACAAATCTAAAAGCATTAGATATAACACAAAGACCGGTTCATTGCACTGACAACAAAAGAGAAGTAATGTATATAAAAGATGATAACAAATGGGAAAAAGAAGACGAACAAAAGAACAAGATAAGAAAGGCTATAAAAAAAATAGCTACTAAAAACCTGTGTTTACTCCCCAAATTCAAAGAGGCGCATCCTGATTGTAATAGATCCTCATCTCGGTTCTCAGATCAATACAATAAAATTGTTATAGAGGCATGTGGAGGTTCTGGTAATAATGATCTGGAGAAAGAAGATAAAATAATTAGGAATATTGCAAAAAATGTGACAATAGATAAAAAGGACAGAATAGAAAAATGAAGGAATAGAAAAATGAAGGAATAAATTTACAATTTAGAATTTTATAAAGTTAAATTGTAAATATTAAATAATTTTAATAAGTATATGTCAAAGCAAGTGATTAGTCAAATAGCTGGCAGGGAAGCCTTTATCACTCTTCTTCAAAACAATCCTGGTCTAATAATTTTAAAATTAGGCGCCGAATGGTGTGGACCTTGTAAAACCATCAAGTCCGCTGTCCACGGTTTCTTTGCTTCTTCACCACCCGAAGTAGTTTGCGGTGATATAGATGTAGATAACTCATTTGATTTTTATTCATTTTTAAAGTCAAAGAAAATGGTGAATGGTATTCCAGTTCTATTATGCTATAAAAAGGGTAATAACACATTTATCCCAGATGATAGCATAACGGGTGCGGACCCTCAACAACTTCACAACTTTTTTACGCGGTGTGGGAAACATTTGATGGATGGTCTCACTCAACACCCTAAGAAATAGATTAAATTTAGAGGCAAAATTTCAAATTAAAATAATATATTTATGTATAATGTCTATGTCAGTTGAAGAGCAACGAGAACGTGCTAGAAAATGGGCAGCCCAAAATCTAGGTGTTGGTAGAACAAATCTAACTGGTGTTTTAACTTCAATTCCAACACAAAATATAGCTCACGAACGTCAAATGGAACGTGACCGGGAATATGAAAGAAATATTAATCGTGTAATGGATTTAAGGCAAAATCAAAATCAAAATCAACAGGAACAACCAACAGACGAAACAGTTCCAGGTCACTATAATCAGATGCACGATATTGTTATGAAAATACAAAACGCAAATAATAATCAAGGTAATCAAGGTAATCAAGGTGGTAGAAATATAAAAAAATCTCGCAAATCAAAAAAATGTAAACGTAAAAGTTCCCGTAGACGTTTTCGTAAAAATCATTCAAAAAAATATAAATAAAATATAAAAATATAATAATATAATATATGAAATCATTTACTAATCTATTTATACTTTTTTTTATTCTTATTGTTTTGGGGGTCTTGTATAAAAGATTTGAAGACAAACGAATGAGAGAAGAAGAAGGCGATGTTTATGAAGCTATTCAAGATTATTTATTAGACGGTGATACTTTAGGTAAGAGTAAAAAGCCTATTTTATGGCTTCATGTTCCTTATGAATATAATTCACGAAATTGGTTAAATTTCGGCTCACGTAGTTCTTTTGATTTAAACCAACCTTATTTGTATTTAACAGTTAGAAGTATCATTAAACAATGTAAGGAATCTTTTACCATTTGTATTATTGATGATACAGCATTTAAAAAATTGGTGCCTGGATGGAACATCAATATGACGACTATTTCTGATCCAATTCTCTCTAATATGCGCTTACTAGGAATGATGAAGCTTTTACACACTTATGGCGGTTTACTATGTCCCATTTCTTTTGTTTGTTTGCGAAATCTAAATGAATTGTATAACAAGGGAACTAGAGGAGATAAAATGTTTATTTGTGAAACGGTTGATAGAAACATTACATCCACTGATTTAGATTTTTATCCTAATCTGTCCTTTTGCGGAGCACCCAAAGAGTGCGAAGTAGTAAGAGAATTATGCAACATGATTCAATGTACATCCTCTTATGATTATACAGCTGACGTACAATTTTTAGGTGAGTTTGATAAATGGTGCAAACATGCGGTTGAAATGGGTAAAGTTGCGTTGATTGATGGTGTAGAAATCGGGACCAAAACGCCAGAGGATAAACAAATCATTGTAGACGACTTATTATCAAACTATTATTTACATTTATCGCCAAATGCTTTTGGTATTTTGATACCAGCTGATGAAATTTTGAACCGAAGAAAATTTGAGTGGTTCGCGCGTATGTCACAAAAGCAAGTGCTTGAATCGGATACCATTATTGGTAACTATTTGCTTCTCTCTGCAGCACCTCATCAGGGATTATTGGAACCCCTTGCTCCTCTAAGAAACAGGGTTATTGAAGACAAATTTGTTGGGTTTTGGAAAACCCCGATTTCACCAGGTTTATATGGATTAAAACCATTGGGATTAGGTGATAATATGATAAAGCAAAGCTATCCTAATCGTTAAATTACAAATATTTTTCAATAATATATTTATTTTTATATTTTCACAAAATAAAATATAAAAAACATGCTTAAATAGATGACAATAAATAATATATTATATAATGACAACCACTCATGTACCTGACTGTCTTGTATTGAAGCTTGAAGAAGTAGAACACGAAACGAACAAACTTGATACAACTATTTATATTTTTTATGATAAGCAGACACATCATTTTTATGTGAGAGGTCAGCGTAGATGGTCGCCTAAACATGAAAGCTGCACGTATTCGTTTCAATGTGAATTCGCACAAGATTTGGTTGTCTTTTTAGATTATATCATTTGCAAAAAGAATACAGTAACCGAGGTCCTTTATAATTATGATAATCTTCCGTGTGAATCCAATGACGTAACATTTGAGTTTTTACACGATTATGATCACAGCGATTATGAGTTGTCGGGCTATAATAATGTCAAACTCTCTAAAAAGAGACTAGCTAACACTTTAAGAATGTTGCGTAATGTGTTTAATTAATATAAATAAATTAAGCATATTATATTATAATTATGAATGATACAATGTCGGTACTTTTAGCAACAACCATTTTGGCTGTCGGAGGTGTAGGATTGTATATGTATAAGTCTTCTGATGATAATCAAAAAGGCGGAAAATACGACGATGATTATGATGAAGATAATTTATTTGGTTCTGGAAG